GCGTAGTAGACAGAATTCTGTAATATTCCGGTTCCCACCGTTACAGATTTCTGTACAGTTGCTTGTACATGTCCTGCGAACATATGTCCATGGTGCGCGCACACCTGCAAGCATGGCAGGGGAGTGTGTGCCGGTGTACATAGTAACAATTGCTAGTTATAAGAATGATACAAATGTGCATAGTATGGTCATATAGTCCATGTACCTGCAAGGTGCTTTGTGCTATACTATAATTGTACCATAAGGGTACATATCGCTATACATCACACCGACACAGAAAGGGAGAATTTGAAAATGAAAAAACGCAATATCACACCACTGGATTTTTACCGCATGTGCTACACCCTGTCCCCTGACATTATGGTTAGTGTGTACAGTGCAACAAAAGGTGATCTGCCCCTGTGGACTGGTGAATTTCGTTCCATGCCCTTGTCATATCGCAATGCAACCATTGAGGATATGAACATTTTCGCAAAAGATTCAAAAATCGTAAAATTGACTTTTGCGCTGCAAGATAGGAGTATTGATTATGGCAAAGCGTAAGCCCACGCAGTACGCATGGCAGGATCTTGAATATACTCCGTACTATCTCAAAAAGCACACAGAAGCAGAACTGCGCAAAGAATATAGTAAACTCCGCTCTATTGTGCGCAAACGTCAAGAGCGTCTGGAAAAATCAGAATTTGCGGATCTCGAAGAAGTTAAGCATTATGGTAAGTTACCAACTGTCGCGCAAATTAAGAACAAACAGCAACTTGTCTATGCCTTGGCAGAAGCAAAGCGCTTTTTGAATGAAGATATTTCTATCACTCGTTTTAAGCGCGAACGCAAAGGCATGATTGCAAAGCTCAATGCTAATGGTTATGAATTTGTAACAAAACAGAATTTTTTATCATATGTCACATTTATGGAGACTATGCGAACTATTGCGCAAAACATGCATTTTGACTCGGAACCGATTGCAAATCTTTTTGAAAGTGTAACAACCGGCAAAATACCTGCATCCAAAGTACAGAAATGGTTTGAGAAATTTATCAAAAAGCAAGAAGAAGCTGCCCGCGACTATCCCGCTAAATATTCTCGTACAAAAGGGGGTAAGGTTAAACTTGAAAGTAAAGACCTTGAAGAATGGGCAAGCCATTTGTTCGGTGATTGACTTTCCTTTAGAGAAACTCGCCGTGCTGCCTGTTTTGGAACAGAAAATCACAAGAACCAAAAAGACAAAATTGCTTGATATTGTGACAGCGTTTGACATTGAAACAACTCGCATTAAGTCAATAGAACAAGCAGTTATGTATATTTGGCAATGGCATTTTGCAGAACCCATCAATCTTACTGTTGTTGGAAGAACATGGGATGAATTTGAAGCATTTACTGCAAGCCTTGAAGCATATATGCGGGCGCTCTCTCAAGAAGATTATCATTTGCAGCTATGTGTATATGTACACAACTTGTCATACGAGTTTCAATTTTTGCGCGGTATCTATCATTTTACAAACGATGAAATTTTCGCGGTTGACTGCCGGAAAGTTTTGAAATGCACGATGTACGATGATTTTTTTGAATTCCGGTGCAGCTATCTGCACTCGAATATGTCACTTGATGCGTACACTCACAAAATGGGCGTTGCCCACGGTAAACTATCCGGCATAAAATATGACTACAACAAACCCCGCTATCCCTGGACTGTGTTGTCTGACGATGAACTGGAATACTGTGTAAATGATGTGCTCGGCCTGTGTGAAGCCCTAACCATTGAAATGCACCACGACAATGACAACCTGTACACAATCCCGCTAACCTCAACCGGTTATGTGCGCCGTGATGCACGCGCAGCAATGAAACGCGCAGGGCTGGAACGTCTCGGCGCTATCCAGCCTGACGCGGAATTATACACGATGTTGCGTGAAGCGTTCCGCGGCGGCAACACCCACGCCAACCGCTATTATACCGGTCAAGTGCTGCGCGGCAAAATACAGAGCGCAGACCGCAGCAGCAGTTACCCGGATGTGTTGTGTAATTGTCTGTATCCTATGCGGGCGTTTGAGCCTATTGGGGAAATAACACTGGATGGACTTAAACGGAAACTTAACAAGCACCGCAAAGCGTTGATAATGCGGATCGCATTAACAGACGTTGAGTTAATCAACCCCTGCTGGGGTTGTCCATATCTAACAATTGACAAGAGCCGGAATGTTATTGACCCCGACCGCGACAATGGGCGGATTTTAAGTGCAAAATATCTTGAAACAACCGTGACAGATGTTGACCTTGCTATTATCCTTAAAGAGTACAAGTTTTCGGGGTTTAGGGCGTTTGATTGTTGGCAGTCAACATATGCAAAGCTGCCGCACGATCTGATCGAATGTGCAATAGATTATTACCGCGCAAAAACAAGTTTGAAGAATGTGCAGGGTCAAGAATTGTACTACATGAAAAGTAAAAATAAGCTCAATAGTATATACGGCATGATGGCACAAGATCCCGGCAAGCGCTCCATATTATACACCTCAGAGGAAGAATTTGAAATTGATGAAAAAACGCCAATTGAAAATATCTTGTCGCAAAATCTGCGCAACGCCTTTTTGTGCTATCAATGGGGCGTATGGGTGACAGCCAATGCACGCTATCGTCTTGAAGAGGGCATAGAGCTTGCAGGGGATGGCTTTATTTATTGCGACACCGACTCTGTTAAATATTTGGGCGACATTGATTGGACAAAATACAATAAAGCTAGAATCAAAGATAGTAAAGCATCCGGCGCTTATGCAGCAGACCCATTCGGCAAAATGCATTATATGGGCGTTTTTGAACCCGAACATGATATGTGCGAATTTGCCACGTTGGGCGCGAAGAAATATTGCTACCGCGAAACGCCGAAAAGCCCACTGTGCTGCACGATTGCAGGCGTTAATAAAAAAGAGGGCGCAAAAGAGCTGGAACGCCACGGCGGCATTGATGCATTTAAGCCGGGTTTTGTTTTCTGGGACGCGGGCGGCACAGAATCTATATACAATGATAAACCAGAGATAGACAGCATTACAATAGACGGTCACACATTGCCAATTACCTCAAATGTCGTTATCCGAGAAAGTACCTATAAACTAGGAATTACTACGGAATATATGGATTTGCTTTTGCGCTGCGACTACACAAGGAAAGGTATAGGCAGGCTGGATGAATATTTTGAAAATGGCTATTGACATTTGGTCGCAAATGCAGTATCATGTAATTGTAGTGAAGCTACAACACATAAAATGCAGACACGAATACAAAGGAGTAAACAATCATGAAAATTACAAAGAGCTATCCCGAAAATCTGAATCTGAAACAGGCTTACACCCTGACTCGCAGCCCTGAAAATCGCAACATGAAAACGTTGGAAGGTGCAACTTTTAATGTTGCGGCTTATGCACTATATGAGGATGCAAACGCCAAGGGTGAAGAGCAGGAAATTCTTACAATCCTCACCAGCGAAGGTGATACTTTCAGCACCATTTCCGCAACGTTCAAACGCGACTTTGCCGCGATTGTTGACATGGTCGACCAGTACGATGCTGACATCACCACGGTTGACATTGAGGTCATTGGCGGCGAAAGCAAAAGCGGTCGCCACTACATCGGCTGCAAAATGAAATTAACCCCTTTCCATTCTTGACATAAATCCTCCCCACAAAAGGGCGGCGGCTTGAAAACCGCCGCCCTTTTGAAATACACGAAAGCGAGTAAAAGATGAAAAAGAACAAGCTATACCTAAACTCTGGATACCTAAACATGGATTATATCATGGGCTTGAAAACGCCATATATTATGGTTGTCGGCGGACGTGGCACAGGTAAAACATACGGCGCATTAAAATATGTGCTTGAGCACCGGATCACTTTTATGCTCATGCGCCGCACACAAACCGCAATTGATCTTGTTAATAAGCCAGAATTCAGTCCCATCAAGCCGGTATGTGAAGATATGGGGTTATCTATCAAGCCTTTTCCGATCTCCAAGGGTAGCAGCGCTTTTTACGATGTGGATGAAGAGGGCAATAATTTGGGCGGCTTGCCATATGGCTACACCTGCGCACTGTCCACAATCTCCAATATGCGCGGTTTTAGCGCCGAGGATTGTAAAATCTGTATTTATGACGAATTTATTCCTGAAAAACACGAACGCCCCTTGAAAAATGAAGCTGCGGCATTTTACAACGCGTATGAAACAATCAACCGTAATAGGGAGTTGAAAGGTGATCCGCCCCTTAAAATGCTATGTCTTGCCAACGCAAATGATATTGCAAACCCGCTGTTTCTGGACATGGGGCTTGTAGCTCGTGCGCAGCGGATGATAGACACCAAAACAGAGATGTGGCAAGATAATGAGCGCGGTATTACCATGATTATGCTCCAACACTCCCCAATCTCGGCGGAAAAAGCCAATACCGCCTTGTATCGGCTTACCCGTAATACATTGTATAGCGCAATGGCGCTGGATAATGATTTTAGGCAAGAGTATAGCAGGATCAGCCCTCAAAAAATCATTGAGTATAAGCCCGTGTGTGTTGTGGGCGAATTGGAGATCTATCAACACAAATCCCGGATGCAATACTATGTAACTACACATAAATCCGGCGTGTGCCCAACCTATGAGAGCACAGAGCGCGGGATCCAGATGTTTAACGCGCACTTTGCATGGTTTAGGCTCACATACTATTTAAGCAATACTGTTTTGTTTGAGTCGCCAATATGCGAAGTTTTACTAGATAAATATTTCCGCGAAGGTGTGAAAATCTCAAGCCGGAAAGCATAAAAACAGCCCCTGCCGTATTGGCAGGGGCTGTTGCTGTTAAGAAATGTTAGGGCGCAAAACCTTGATTGCAGTCATGCCGTCATGATTATTCCAACGCGGGAAATCCATTGGCGTGCCGTCCATGTTGCGGATACGGTCGAGAATCACTGGCGAATTGCCCGGCAAGAAGCCAGTCACCTGCACCGTAACCGCATAAGATGCAGGGCGCTTATAATAAAGGATGATAGCATTACCATCATTGACATAATACAACTTGTCAAGGTTTGTAACTACATCCCAAGTAACTGTCCGTCCCGCTCCGGCAGTTGCCCCATAAATGGCCTGATTGAGCTTGCGGTTGTCAAATGCGCTGATTGCAAACAATCCGCCGGATTCGGGATTGTTGGAAATAAAGACAGTATAATCAATGTTGTTACGGTCGCAGATACGGATACAACCTTGCGATGTGTTGCCACCAGACGGCACCGGAATATAGGCAAATGCCTTGTACTGCTCCGGGTCTCCGGTCTCCGACTGCCCATCAACGGTATATTGGGTCTGGTCTGTGATTGCAAGGTCAATGCTGCGATGCTCTCCGGCCTTGCAAATATACTGGTTGTTAGCACCAAAAATATACTCTCGCTTGGTGTAGATATACACATTGTTGATTTTGCACACCATGGCAGTGACAGGGTATTGACCAATAGTCTGCACCGTGGTGGATACTTTAGCGGTGCGATTGATTACACCGCCATCAATCGTCAACTGCGGGCTGGGGCTGGTGCCAATCAGTGCAAGTGCTGCGTTGCCCTCTCCGGTGGTTGCCGTGTTGTCGTCCACTGTATAAATCAGGTTGTTAATGTATGCAGCAGCTTTGCTTGGCCCATCAAACACAATTCCGTGGCGGCAAGTATCAAGATACAGGTTGGTGATGTGTACATCATTGTTAGTGACTTTAAGGCCATTGGTGTTTTCCCACCATGCGTTCGCGTCCACACCACCGGTTCCACCCCCCGGAATGCCGTGGTAAGTAGTCCAGTTGCAACCATACACGTTAGTACGGCAATCAAACCCGGTCTGGCATACCATTGCAAGCAGGTTGTTGCAATTACAATCTGGCGCCCGGTCGCCCCAGTAGAAAGCCGTGTTACCGGTCACACGCTCCACAGGGTGATCATCACTGAATCCCCATACCGAAATATTATCCATATAGCAGTAGCGGTTTAACGTGCTGGCATTGGGTTGCAAATACACGCCATAGGATTTTACGCCGCTAATACTTACATTAGAAATATAATTATCGGTGTATACATCCGTTGTAAACACAATGCCGCCAATCATGCCATTACAAATAATATCCAAATTTGCAATAACGACATTGCCGTTTACATTATTGCCAGATACAGTGAGCACGCCAAGGCTTCCAAACGCAGTAGGATTGCCTGTATACTGCAAAATAGTATCACTGCTGCCGCGTGCAGGGTCGCGGGAAGCGCTTGCACCATACAAGCTATGTTTGAGCTGCACCGGGGCGCTAATTTTGTAGACGCCCACAGGGATAAACAGCGGGTATAGTTTGGTGTAGGTGTTCAGGGTTTCGGTAATATCATCGGTGCCGTCTTTTTTAAGATTTTGAAACTCTTCAATCGAGCGGGGCGAGGGCTTAACAAGTTTAGCGCCGATTTTAAGCACCGCAAATTTGTGAGTTTCGCCATTTTTGTCGCTAAAAGGGAAAGCATCAAAATCATCAGAAAAACCCTCAACTGCGGCGGTTGCCATTCTTAAAGACACGCCCGCGATAACGGTTGTCGCGTCTGTGTTGCCAAACTGTGAATTGCCGTTACTCTGCGCGATCATTACGGGTTTATTGTTGGCCTGCAAGGTTAAAGTTGTACCTGCGCCAATAGTAAACGCACCGCTGCTGGTTGCGCTTGCATTCCCACTGGTGACTTTATCAAGTTTTTTATCAGTATTGGCGCGACCTTCTGTGTCTTTTACATCGTATGTGGTGTTGTCGATTTTGAATTTGTCAACGTAAGACATTATTACACCCCCTTATTAAGTGACATCATGCGTACCAGTAGTAATGCTGATAGTTTCAGTTGATGAGGTGTATGCCACCTCTACCCGCGACAGTTTTTCAAGCTCCGATACTTTATTAAGAGCATTAGTTGCGTTTTTGCTCGCCGTATCGGCTGTTGTGCGGGCTGTGCTATCTTTTACTTCAATATCTTCACCGCCAAGATTAAATTTAGAAACAAACTGTGTACCCATATTAGTACCTCACTTTCTTATTTACCGACAATTTTAATAGTTTCGATCGGTTTATCATAAATATGAATATCTCCGCCAGTTACTACCTCGCCAGTATCGGGCGTAAAGAATCCAAAGCTGATACTTGTGTCGCTCTCGTCATATTTTGCAACGGCGAGAGAGAGAATATAATGCAAGCGTTCGGCAATGCTGGTTTTAGCACAGTTGGCACCTTCAATGTATCGGGTGCCAGCATCCATGGGTTTGGTGATAACATACAGATCCGCACCCAACCACACAAGATCGTTAATATTACGGTTTGCGCTTGCTGTGGTTTTGAGTTTTTCATCCGCAGGAGTAATTGCCAGTTTTACGTTTGCCCAGAGTTCGGAGAAGTTGCCAATTTTCGTCCAATATTTGGTGTTTTCAATCTCAACCCCAACGGGCACTGGTTGTACACTCAAATATCCATCGCCGTTAGTGTCCAGAACTACACAGTTTTTAGGATACTGGCGTGTAATATCCCATTGCAACGGGTTTGCATAAGTGATTGAATTGAGTACAATAAAATCAGCAATCGTTTTGTTTTGGTCTTTCAGAGTTTTCAAAATCCAATCAAGATTAAGATTGTGAAAATCACTGTACGGCCATTCTTCAGTAAACATCGTGTCACCGCCTTTCATAATTATTATACATTATTAGTACACCAAAATCAAGAACTGCTGCTTGAACTTATCAACTAGATACTCGTACATGTTCCAATCAGCAACACGGCGTTCTTCTTCAATCATTTGCTGGGATGTGGTCACGCCGATATTGCCATGTACTCGCCCTGTGTGTTTTAACTCTTCGTTGCTGTTGCCCTCGCTGTTTCCAATTTGGGTGCTCTCGTTATTGCTGTCATTATCATTTTGACCGCTGGTAACAAGGTTGCCGCTGTCAAAACCTGCTGCCTTGCTAATATCGGTACTGTGATTTTTGCCGGTGCCAACGTCCTTACTTTGCACCTTGCTGTTAGTTTGGTTATTGTCTGTCCAGTCCTCCATCCGGTCATAGTTTTCAATCGGATTGTATTCGAGTTTGGTTGTATTCCACATTTTTGCCCAACTGTCCAGATGTGCGCTTGACCAAATGCCAATGACAAAGCGCATGGTGGCCGGGTTTGAGAAAAGCACTTCCATTTCCGCGGTTTCCATCAACAGGTTGTTAATGTATAACTGTTTATCCATGCCGTCCGGCAACACAAGCTCGTTAAAAATTGTGTTGTCGTACTGGTACAGCCCTAACAGTGACAAGGTCGCTCTACTCATCTTCGCCGCCCTCACTTTCCGCGCTGACTTGTGGCTTGTTGCGCCACTCAACACCAAGCTTAACGCCAAACATTTTGCTTGTCTGTGCAAAACTCTTTTGCAGCTGGTCAAGCCACAAGTCTGCTTTGCTGGTTACTTCAACGTTGTTCGCGTTGACCTCATCGCTGATAAGGCGCTCTTTTTTGTCCGTGTTCGCGTTGGGAATACCAACATCCGTATCAAACATCATTTCCCACTTGCGCAGGTCCGCCAACGCATCCCCCGCAATATAATTTTGACCCACATTTTGCTGAAACGGTATCCAAGAGGGGTTGCCGCTCTGTACATCATACAATGCTGTATCGACAAATGTTGCAGGCTCACCGCTTGCCACCCGGTCAAACAGTTTCTTTTGACTTTCTGCCGTGTTTTTATTTTTTCCAAAAAATACATAGGACAAGCGGCTGTTGACAAGGTTTACGCCTGCGGTCTCCGCGGTTAAGGCCATCATATCTGCGTAAAAACCCACCAAATCCATGACGCTGCCATAATCAGGTTGCAACTTGATAAGCGTGCATTGCGTGCCAATATCCAGACTGCGCAACCCCCTGAGCAGGGGATTTGTGACAAGGGCGCGTTTGGGCTGGTAAAAAATGTTGTACCCTTCAAGCCCGCATTGCTGTGGGATAACTCCGTATTTGTCGGTGTTAATCACAGCAATATAGCCGATGCCGTACAGGACATACAAAAAGTAGTCCCGATCCCATGTTTCGGGCAAATCCCACTTAAAAACAGACATTGCTTTTTGCAGCAGGTAGCGGGCAAAAAAGCGTTGCAGCTCTGTGTTTTTGGTGTGTACTGTGCTGGGGCTGTGCTGGCTTACCTCTGCGTTGATATAATCATACATGTATGGAGCTGCCTGCATTATTTACACCCCTCTTTCAATTTGAATAACAGCCACACCGGGATTGGTTTTTTCCCCGGCGTGGGCGGCTCTGGGCCTGGGCCGGGCGGGTTGTCTGCGCTCCATGTTACATCATACTTACCAACCGCGTTCGGGATGCCCAAAATCTGGGATGGATCTTGACGGTATCGAGTAGAGCGACCGCCTACCCAATATTCCCAATGGGTATGCACACCGGTTGCGTTGCCGGTCTGACCCTGTGTGCCGATCAAGTCGCCCGCTTTGAGCACCTCTCCGACCTTATGTGTTTGCGCCTTAAAATGTGCAGCCAACCAATAACGCTTGTTGCCCATATCGACTACGATATAGTTACCCCAACTGTCATTACCTGTTTTGCCGCCTTGCCAAGTGTGCGCCGTTACAATCGTCCCGGCCTGCGGTGCAAACGCCAAAAAATCAGTTGGATGCTTGGTGTCAATGCCGCCGTGGTGAGAGCCGTCCGAATAATACGGGTATGCTGCGGTCACTGTGATTGTGCTTTCATCGGTAATACACTGCGGATAGCTTGCCATGTATAATCAACTCCTTTACTCAAAATAAAAACCGTTGTTTAGATGTTCGCGGATTGCGCTAATTTCCATTGAGGTTGCCGGTGCAGAAAAATCACTGTCGGAACACATGATATAGCCGGACAAGCTGCCGATTTTGCGTTTTTCACATAACGGATACCCGCGATGCTCTGGGGCTTGGTCAACCAGATTCCAAAACTTGCATTGCAAATATGGAGTGATACCATATTCCGCAACGCCGCCCTGCCCACCTTTTGAAACACTTTCCGCGGTTGCCTGTTGTGCGCCACTCTGGATGCCGTTGCCAATTGCTGCGGCATTTTGGCCTAAACCTAATGTGTCCGCGCCGTTAATCCAGTTATGCACTTTTTGAGTAATGTCCGCCGCTTGCTGGAAAAATGCCTGTGCGCCGCCGACTAACCCGCCAACGGTGGCCTGCACAACTCCGCTCTCGGTTGTAACCATGCTTGCGATCTGCCCGATCTGCGCCTGTACAGCGCAGCACCCGGAAAGAGTCTGGAAAGGTCTGTCTCCGTCTTTAAGCTGCAAGGTCATGTTGCCGGTATAGAGATCAAACACAATGCTGATTGTTAAGCTATCCATATTATACAGCTTGCTTGCATCAATATCAATCAGCCCAAAACCCGGCATATATAATTTGTATTCGCTGTATGGTGCCGCACGCATAAATTTGTGTTTCGCGTCTGCCTGCTGGTGGCGCGGAATAGCAATGGTATGTTCCCACGTTACGCGATCATGATTTTCATCCAGCACAAAAAACCCTGTGCCAGCGTCAATTGACCACCAACCAAGCGGTACGCTTGACAGGGGTTTAAGATCTGACGGCAAAACATTAACAGGCAGCCACATCAAGTATGATATATATTGTATAGGATTAAACAAGGCTTTGGATAGACTCGCGCTAATCTCGTTAGGGTCAATCTGCAAGTAGTCGGCGCTTGCAAGTAATTTTTGCGCAAAATTATACATTGCGCCCGGCGTACAAAGCAGCGTGGTGTTTGTGCCAAACTTGGCCTGATCTCCACCGGCCTGCACCGACATAACAAATGTGCCGCGCGAAAGTTGGTCTGTAAAAAGCCCGGTAATATCCAGATGTGCTTGATTACACCCAGCCAATGTGGGGTATGTTGTATCAACAACATTTGGATTGACAGCGCTTGCAGCTCGCACAATATACTCTGTACTATTAGCTATCTCATTGCGCCAGCTTGCCAGAGGGTCAACGGTCATACTTGCATACCACATGCCCGCCGTCCATGTCCAGTTGTCAACAAAATAAAATCTGCCAAAATCGGGAATGTATGCATAGTTCCACGCGTGAGGGCTTTCTGTCTGCCCGAACGCTACAAAACCGATCTCCGGCGCTAACATGCTGCAAGATTCCCGCAACTGACCCTGCACGCCTTTTGACGTGCCAGACGGGCGGGCGGTGCTGTTCAATTTTTTGGCAAATTGATATAGCGTGATATTCAAAATCTCACCTCTTTCAAAAATACCCCGTGCCATGACTGACACGGGGCTATTATTAAGAGTTAGTCAAGCAGCAACACAACGGCTTTTTCGGTATTGTCTTGGATGGTCTTGATGGTCGCATGCTCTGCGGTGTTCCAATAGCCACCGTCAATGTTGAGCGGGGTCGTTGCGCTCCACATGTTGGTATAGCAATAACCAAGTGCATCACGGTCATGCATGATGCCAAAAATACCAGCCTGTTCCACAGCTTTGGATGCCTTTTTGACCGCGCCTGCGGTGCTGGTGTATACCGGCGTGATGCTCACGCTGTCGGGGGTTTCGATGCTCTGCCAGAAATTGATACCCTCAAACTTGGCAAGTTTGAGGTAGTCATCGTGGAACGTGGTGGACAGCGCCATGGTGCGCATCTGCTCGTATGCCTTGCTATACAGAGCCACGCGCAGGTCGCTGCCGCGGGTATGACGCAGAACGGGTTTTGCGTTAATGACGGTCTGGTACAGCTGGCTGCGCTCACCCATAAAACGGGCAATCACGTTGAGGCGGGCGTAAACCCAACGCATAAAGGGCGCGAAATTGTTGGGCTGATAAACGCTCTGCGCCGACAAGCTTAAACCGGTTTCGGCGTTGTACTCTGACAACAGATGCACAACGCGGGAATTCTGACCCTCGTCAAGGATTGCCGCAATAAAGTTCGCCTGCATGCCACGGGCAACCGCTTCACGATAAGATTCTTTATCATTGTTGCGCTCCGTCATGTTCATGGCGTTAAAGCGCATAAACTCATCAGCAGAGGACATAGCCAAATCAAACTGATCCTTAAACGTGGTATAGCGCTGCTGGTAGACTGCGGTGCCATAAAAGTTGGTCTGCAAGACTTCCTGCTTGCTGATTTTGTACATATCCACGCTTTCGCCGTTGCCAAGAGCGTTGGCGGCGTGATTTGTCGCATCATACGCGACAGGCCAAATAAAACGCTGGTCATCCTGCATCTTGGCAGCAATGGGGCTGATTTTGCGCAGTGCGTTGCCGTATCGCGGCAAATCCATTTCCAGACTGGTCAAGGGGCTTGTGTAGTCGCGCACGGCGTAAATAGACCTGCTCCAAATCTGCGACAGGGCGTTGATAATAGGGTCATACCCGGTTTTAAGGGCGGTCTGTGCAACCGAAACAAACTGTTCGGGGGTTGCAATATCCGTAATCACTTTCTGTCCGGTTGCCTGTTCAACGGCCTCGCCGAGGATAGTTGCGGCCTGGGAAATAGTCATATCATTCACGGTTTACACCTCATTTCTGTTCAGCGGGTTTGGGCGGCAAGATAATGCTTGCAAGCACTTCTTTTGCGGTCTGCGGCTTTGGCTGTTCGGTCGCCGCAATATTCATGGTTTTAATCTGCGCACCCAGTGCATTGATTGCGGCGATAATGCCGTCTGCATCCTGTGCAGGTGCAGCGGGTGCAGTGGGTGCAGCAGGTGCAGCGGGTGCAGCGGGTGCAGCAGGTGCAGCGAGTGCAGCAGGTGCAGCGAGTGCAGCAGGTGCAGCGGGTGCAGCATTGTCAAGAGTGACAAGTTTTGCGAGGTCGTCTTTGGTGTAGCCTGCACGGCACAGAGCAATAATATCATCAATATTCATGTGTATTACACCTCTTTCAATACGGTTGTTTTGGCGGGGTCATTGATAAGTTTTACAAGCGTGTCTTTGTCGCCTGCCGTCATAGGGCCGCATACTGCGTTTTGATTGTAATTGTGGGTGTACTCGCTATAATAGCCGATACCCAAATGTTTACACTTGCTGTATACAATCCACGCCTGCGCGCTGGTAATGTCGGCATACATTACAACATACATTATGCATCACCGTCCGTTTTGCTCATGTGCTCGCAGAGTTTTACGATAGCAGCGGTATTTTCTTTGATAGTCGTGTTACTCTGCCACCACATCAGCAAAAACGCCGCAATCGGGAAACCCACCTGCTGGATAATAGTACTGATTTCTTCCATGGTTTACACCTCGCTTTCAGGGGGGCGGACGGAATACAAAAAGCGGGAAAAGACTCTTGACCCGCTACAAGGTCGTGCGCCGGATTCCGTCCGTATAGCTCGCGCATCTTTTCCCGCTCTTATAGTATCATATTTACTTGTTGGTGTCAAGGTTAAAAATAAAATTTCCACTCCATATTGGGATTGACTAGCAGTGTATCAAACTCATGTTTTGCGAGTGCATAAGGCAAGTTACCATATTCACCGTTATAAATGCAACGGTCGTCATCATACACGCGAATACTTGTTTTAGGCTGCATTGACAGACACGCCCGGTAAAAGTCACTAATTGTCATTTGTAGACCACTTCCATTTGGATTGACTCGTCAGAAATGCCCATAAAACACATATAATCATTTTGCGCGGTCATTGCTTCCAACATACTTGCGCCCGCATATACCTGTACATGATTAAGCATATCAATCACAAAAATCATCGTTGTTTACTCCTCTCAAAATATCAATCACAGCCCCAAGAACCCATAACAGATTGAGCATGTTTCAAACCATTCTTTCATGTTTCAAATCTCCCGCACAAACTCGCGCTCGCACATGGTGCCAATGGCACTTGCAGGGATACGCTCAATAATAAGACTATGCCCTGTGTCGGTAAGATAATAACGATAGTTGCGGGTATCCACGATACGATTACAAATCAACTTTGCCATAAACTCTTTAGTCATTTCAAATTCTCCCTTTCTGTGTCGGTGTGATGTATAGCGATATGTACCCTTATGGTACAATTATAGTATAGCACAAAGCACCTTGCAGGTACATGGACTATATGACCATACTATGCACATTTGTATCATTCTTATAACTAGCAATTGTTACTATGTACACCGGCACACACTCCCCTGCCATGCTTGCAGGTGTGCGCGCACCATGGACATATGTTCGCAGGACATGTACAAGCAACTGTACAGAAATCTGTAACGGTGGGAACCGGAATATTACAGAATTCTGTCTACTACGC